CAAACGCAAAATCTAGCTGTGGGTGTGGAGAGTCTTTCATGACATGAACACGTTTACTCTTCACCTGGAACATTCACACCTATCGCCTTTGCGATCGCCCCGTCCACTGTACTCTTGAGTCCGGTGTATTGAAGACCGCAATCTGCGAGAGTCACACTGCTCGAGCTCATGCAGCAACACAATAAGCACCACATTAACGTGATGTTAAACGGTACGGGCGCACCTATGGATTTTAATGCACTCCTCGTCATCCCGACTGGTTTATATATCATATATAAGCAGCAAAGGCAGCTTAGCGTCGAGGCGAGCGACCCTGGGTTACATTTCCAATCAACCATGATTTAATATTTATATATATTTTATTCTGTGTCCGGGTTAACGATGTACTTTTCGAGAGCTTCGAGTCGGTCACTGTATTTAGCGATTAAATCGAGTTCAGCTTCCATGGCTTCCATTACATCGGAATGTTCACCGATACCCGAAGGGTTTGTTAGGTATATTTCTACGTTGGCGCGGTGTTTGGCGATCATACCCCGCGCGTGCGCTTTCATGAAGAAAATTAACCTATCTCTTTCCATTTTTATAATAGACGTGGCTCACGTTTAAGTGTATTAAATGCTGCATCCAATCAGCATGGACGTGAATATGATCATAGCCAATCGTCCGGTTTCAACATAAGAAACTTTATCAAATTCCTCGACACTCTTTGACTGCGCGACGCACCTGTCTACCGAATACGCGGATATGGCGGAACACAACACGCCCAAACACGCAAATTCGGGGCGGTGATATTGTTCGATCGGGTTCGCACCGGATACAATCCAGTTAGCGGTTCCTAGTATCACGCCATATGCCGCAGTCTTACCGGCGACTGCTTCGATGACTTTAGCCGGTGTGATTTCCGGTCTAGTAGAGGCACACGTTACGGTTCGTGTACGTTTAGGTAAATGTGGTCTTGCGATTATTCTCGCACGAAGAGGTGTTATCATCATTTTTTATCATTACGATGAATTCTCTAAGTAATGTCTAATCCGAATCTCATTTTCATGTGTTTCATCGCCTCCCGTAGACTTGGTTCACTCCACAGAAGCCATCTCGACCAAAAACCCGCCGTCTTCAAACCCGAGATTTCCCAATCCTCGAGTTTGCTCTTAGTCACTTTAGACATTCTTTCGTGTACCCTTTGTGGATCACTGAATTTACGAGTGTCTCCGCCACCGTGTCGTAACACGTAGAGACGCATGCGCATTGGGTTCTTGTGTATGGTATAGTCCGTGTATCCTTTGCCCCCAAAGTCTACATGGTCGCCATCTGGAAATGTCACTCTGTACTTCTTGTCCCGGATCGGACTTTTCTTGAGAGTAACTTTCATTATTATTAACATTTGAAAATTTTTAAAAAATATTTTTTTTATTTTTGAAACTTTTTTCTTTTAAAAGAAAGTGAAAAAAAAATTATTTTTTTTTCGATTTTCATTTTCAAAAAAGTATGGTGTTCATTCATTTTCGAGGAGACCACTGAACAAATTAAGAATATCGGCGAAGTAGTCGAACGACGCACCCACAAAATTACCTTCGTAGTTTCGTCTCAGTATGTTATTGGTATCGTATATGACGAAGAGAGCAAACAGTGGTACGATGATCTGAGAATACCTCTTACCCGTGAATAGCCTTACCAAAATCAAACCTATGAGACATACGAACAAAATAGACCCGAGCATCCTGAGGTCATACCCGAGCATGTGTGTGACGACACCTAACACAAACATAGCGATGAAAATGGTGACCGCATCGAGCAAAGCCTCCTTTACGTCTCTCTTACCTCGCGTACCCAAGAACATACCCGCGACGGCGGACAAAGCTGTGAAAAGCATGAACCGCGTGATGATGTTCTTCGTAAACGCAAACATGAGAAGCGCGACGAACCACGCGACCATGTACGTGAGCGCATTTTCGGCGACAGCCTTACTCATTTTTGGATCTTCTATGGTAGCCTTCGCAAAGCCGTATGTCACGAGTGACTGAAATATCAAGTTTGCGAACACCTTTGATAGGAACATTCTATTAATATACACGTCTAAAATAATTTACTTTTTCAAGAGGAGGTAGTGGTGGTACAAGTGAATACCATTGATGTACAAACCAATGGCGAGTGGTATCAACAAGGTTGGGCGCTTTTTATACACGGCTGGAAGCGCCATGGCGACAGCGAAGAGAACCATGGTGAAGTAAAGCACTGGTGGTGCGATCAAACCGGTCTGCGTTCTAGTGAGACCCATGAAGAAACGCTTATCGAGAGTGTCGACCTCATCGGTTGGTTCTGGCGCGTAGTATTCCTTTCCTTTATAACCTGGCATTTATTATATATGAAGAAAATATTGAAATACCTGTTAGGCTCAGTTGTTTTGGTGGCGTTCGATTATTTTAAAAATCCAATAGACCGCCTGTATTTCAGTAGACCTCTCAGACCACTCGTGGGCATGAGAAATACACTCATAGACATGTTTTGTCATAAACCATTTTATTACCCAAAAGATTACAGTGATTTGTGGATCATACGATTGTACTACAGAGAATTAAGAGACGCTGTATTGTCGGGCATGAAGGACGCTAAAAAGTACTACTTTCATGACGACGATTCATGGTTTGAAAAGAATGAGAACTATTACTATTACAAAATCGAGGATTTCCCACTCATAAAGAGGCGCATAGACAAGATACCGCGCGTCGTTGGTGGAGTGATATCCGTGATGGAAGGACCCATGACCATACCACCTCACCGAGCGGAACACAACTTATATCTCAGATACCACCTCACACTCGAGGGTACGAGTACTCTGGACACGGAATACGAGACGCATGAACACAAACCGGGTGAAGATTTGTTATTCGATCATTCGAGATATCACACTGTTAGGAAGACCACGGATGATAGAAGAATTGTATTGATACTTGATGTTAAAAGATTCTAAAATATGAGATGATGTCTACATACGGCTTTATATGATTCACTCCCACCCACGAGTTCTAATTCCTTGGTGTTTACGATACGTTTCGTAAACGGACCAGGTGTTCCATCATTACACCTCATACACAACGCTGATAACTTGGTCACACTATCCGCGACGGGTATACAGTCTAAAATTTCACCGAATTTTTCCTGTTTGAAATCGGCATCGAGTCCCGCGAGTATGACTGTCTTTTTTAGAAACAAACACATTTGTACGAAACCTTTCAGGTTATCAAAAAACTGCGCTTCATCCACGGCGACGACATCTGACTCACAGAAATTTTCATCCAGTAACGTATCCGCGATTTCGCTCACTTTCAGGCATTCGAAATCGACACCATCATGGCTGTGTATGACTTCCTTTTCCGAACGCGTGTCTTTCGATGAGGTTATCACGGATATACGTTTACCAAGGACTTTGTATCTCTTCAGACGTCGTATGAGTTCCGACGTCTTACCCGAGAACATGTTACCTATGATTATTTCGAGACTCATCTTATACGATTTTAGCCTCTTTTGTTTAACTAAGTCAAAATGTAGAGCATCGTAAATCAGACATGATTCACAAGGCTTCTTACAAAGGGAGGGAAGGTGTCTATTTTCAAAAGTCAGGAAAGGTGTGTTTTGAAAATATAATTTTTGATAGCATCGAAGACGCCATTAAATTTTTCGGAAGATAAAGTATGACGAAAATCATCACCGGGAATTTCCTTATTTGGAAAGGCCTGGACTTGCATACAGATTCTAGGACGAAACATCCACGAAAGGCTAAAAGTAAAGAAGTCGCTAAAGTTAGATACAACTGCTATGTGTGCAAGGATAAATGTGAAATATATTCACCAGTGGAAGATGCATATGTGAAATGTCGGAGATGTGACGGTTGTCGTATTAAGATGGATAGTACCGATGATTATGATTGGTTTGATTAAATTATATGTAATAAATAAGATGACCCTCACTGATCAGGAAATATCTAAGAAGATTCGCGAGTTGCGAAAAACAAAGGGTCCAGTATACGCACCCCTTAAATATTTCAGAGGGCTGAAGACGCTCAGAGACGTAGAAAAGAGATATGTAAAAATGAAAACGAAAACATACACGAAATTTTCAACTGATAAAGGTGTGAAAACCCGCACCTCTTCGTACACGAAACGATTCCGCGAAAAGTACCCGAACGCGAAATCCCTCCCCGAAATTGCGAAAGCGACGAAGATACCATTGAAGACACTGAGAACTATATACGATCGAGGGCTCGCTGCGTGGAGAACCGGGCACCGACCGGGCGCTTCTCCACAGGCGTGGGCGTATGCGAGAGTGCATAGTTTTGTGATGAAAGGAAAGACGTATTACACGGCGGATAAGGATTTAGCCTCGCGTTTGGTTAGACTTGGCGCTATTTGATGTGGCTGGCCTCGCACTCGTAGTTCGAGTAACACTTTCAAATTTAGCACTCTTGGTTCGCGTGACACTTTCGGGACTCTTGGTCCGAATGATACTTTCCACTTTTCCAGTACCTGAACGACTCTGGGTAACGGAATTGGGGCTTCTATTCGTTTTAGCTGCGGACGACCGATTACCCGGGGATACTCTTTGTCTGACTCGTCTTTCGGAAGAAGACCCGGCACTACCTGTAGTAGGTCTCAGTCTCTTACGCTGAGATACATTCGAATTGGGGCGCTTCATTTCAGCTGTATTGTTTCGAGATGGCGCAGCCCTAAGGGCGGGGGCACGGTTCATTCCGGCCGTATTGTTTCGACTTGGTGCATTTCTCTTAGAAATAGACTTACTTCCGGTATTTGGTTTTGACAAAAGCATTTGTGTTGTTGCCCGTGTATTTTGGTTTATACCAACATTAGCATTCATATTTTTTATGTATTTAACAACACTTGGACTTTGCGTTTTAGTGTTATTCTTAATCAAAAGGTCATCAAATCCATGTATAATTATCCCATTTGTTCCATATGTAGAGTTATCAAACATTATTCTTGGCTTCATACCGAGAAGTTCTTTTTGTACAAAAGCGGTGATACCAACAAAAACTCCATCGAGGGTTCCTGATACAGATCTTAAACCACGTTTATATTGATGTGCCACGACGAGTATTTGAGCAAAATCACCCATAAATTTTGATATCTTTTGTATTGTATTACCCTTTTTGGCTTCATTTGTTGTTGTACCCATTTTTAATGGTACACCGTTTACTGAAATATTAAATTTTGTATCATCTATGTAAATGTTTACAGACATGTGGTCACCAAAATTAAACGCATATGTATTTACATCAAATTTATAATGTATATATGGTTCATTCCTAAATAATTGTCTGGTTAATCGATCCATAGTACCCCCTCTTTGGCCAGTTGAACTGCCACCTCTACCTGGATCAAGTAGATTAGCTACGTTTATAAGTGGCTTTATATAGTAACTGTTGCCTATTTTACTCGATTTTATAAGTTCAGTTAAATTTGAATCTTCGGAATCGAGTGACATGTATATGGGTAATTTTGGTTTTTTGATTTTTGATCTTATCTTAGATGTACTATGTAAAAAGTACATACCGCTCCCATCTCCCCATATATTATGTATATTGTTTTTTATGTTTTTGTCTGCGTCTGCATGCCTATATAAATTACCATCTTTGTTTATTAATATATGATTATCAATTAATTTGTCAATAGTTTTTGTAATTTTAATACCATTTATAGGTGTTTTTATAAGAAATTTTACATAATCACTTTTTAAGAAATTTCCAAATGTTTCTTTTTTTGAAAATGTACCATCGTGAGCCATGTCAAGCCATATCATAACCAAAAAATTAATAAGTTTTGTATCGTCCATTTGTATATCCACCGTGGAAGGTAACGTATTAGAAAGAGTAGAACCCGGTTTATTTATTATGTCATGTTGAATATTTAGGTATCTATCTATGTCAGCGTTACTATATTTCTTGAATTTAGCTGTAATCTGAGTATCTGTATAATCTGAGTATATATGATTTAATGTGATCCACGCAAGTCTATTCTTTCCAGATGCTTTACCTATTTTCTTTTCTATATAGGAAATAAGAGTTTTTTTATCTTTTATTATGCTTTTTTCGATTTTCGCAGTTTTCTTTACACCACCTTTTGCGACCCGCGTCTTTTTAGTAGTCTTGGGTACCTGTGGGGTTAATCGGGCGGGCTGCCTTTTCGTTCTCGTGGGTCTACCAGACATCTTAAAATACACACACAAAAAAATACCTAAGTCATGTTGACCACCCTGAATAATCAATTGACTCAATCAAAGATGAACGCTGAATCCATCGCTACCTACATTTCCAACCTTGAAAAGGACAACGCCGCTCTCAAAAAGCTTCTTCAACAATGCGAAGAAGAAAAGGCTATTCTTGAGTACGAAAGCATGCTCCACTACGCTCAAGTGAGCGACGATGAATCTGTCGCATCTGACTCAGACAGTAGTACAATGGCGCAAATAACTGGCGGCGAACCTTATGAATCTGATTCTGATTCTGATTCTGAGTATGAACCCGATGAATACACGCAATTGTCTGACTCCGACTCCTACTCCGAGTCCGACTCCGAATACGAAGCTGATGACGACGACTTCTTTGTCTGTTACAACCCTGACCTGGTGAAGGCTTTTGATGAACTCGCCGACCGAGAAGAAAACAAATACAAGAAACACGCGTTTCGGCACGCCGCTAACATGATTCACGGGTGGCCCGCAAAGATAACCAGTGGTGAACAAATCTCTCATGTGAATGGTATTGGAAAGGGTATCATTCAAAAGATAGACAAATTTCTTGAAACTGGAAACTCTTGTACATTCGTTACGAATGACAACATCGCTGATAAACTGGAATTACTCGCGCAAGTACAGGAAAACGATCACAAGAGTGAAGCTTACGAAAAGGCCGCCGATGCTATTCGCAAACTTAAGTTTGAAGTCACGAATGGCACCGAGATTTCACAAGGACCCCGAAAAGTACCAGGTGTCGGCAAAGGTATCGCAAACAAGATCGACGAATACATCGCGACCGGTGAAATCCGGGAGTTATCGATCGACAGATTGATGTGGCAATTGAATGCTATCAACAATATTCCTCGAGATGAGAACCTGGGTCGTCTTAACATCGGCCCGAGACCCGTCGTTAAATAAAACAGTAATTATGTAATGAATCAAATAACTAAATACTTACGAACTAGCATTCCTCACTAACTCATACCAATCATAGTACTCATTAAGATTATTTCGTAAATTGGAATTTGTTAATTTGCTTATATCTTGCTTAATGTAGAGATCACCTTGCTGCACAAAACCGTTTTTGACTATTTGTTTTAATACAAGCCTAATGACCCTCCTCTGTTGAATTATTTTCTTTTGTTTTTCCTTTGTTGAATTAGTATTATTGGGACGTATATTTAATGATTGCTCAAAATATTTTTGAAATTTTGACAAATATGTAGTCAACGCCGACGGTAATTTATGGAGGGGGACTATCGCATGCGCGGTAGATCCGTCTGAACGAGTGGTGTCATATAATAGAGAAACAATAAGGGGTGCATCTTTCATAAATTTCATGTGATGAGGTTTGAACTTTCCATTTACATACGCCGTATAGTAATCGCCACCCTTTTTGTGTCCAGACATGAGCATTTCCTTGCCGGTAACTCGGTATATCAAAGCAAGGTCTTTTATTTGTTCCTCAGTTGTTATAGTACCTTTTCTTATACCACGCTTTATCGTCTCAAATATGTTTGACCGCGCTAAATAATCCCTATTATTAATTTTCATTAATGTATTGACTTTGGCTTCGAGATCCCTCCCATTCATAATTCGCTTTATTATCTTTTTTGTCGCGTCTGTGGGCGGATACGCCTTGATGTCATTCTTACTAAACTTGTTCCGTGTCAATGGAGATGTGAAGAACGGATCGTTATTTTTTCGTACTTCCCGACGGCGCGACACTGGGAGAGTTTCAGCTGATTCAATGAACTTATTAAGAAATCGACGATCCCACACCTGTTTAATCTTACCATTTTTCGCCAAATCCGTTAAGAGGAAGACCCTCTTATTTTTGGGAATTTTATTCTTTTTAGATTCCGTCATACTACTATTTAACCATGAAACCACGTTTTTGTTTGAGTTTGAGTTTGAGTTTGAGTTTGAGTTATTGTTTTTGTTCTTGTTTTTGTTTTTGTTTTCAAGATTATTCAACATTTTTTGATACTTCGAAACATTCACGGCTTTCGGTTTCCTACCTGGACTTTGGGGTCCACCACCATATATCCTATGAATTAAATTATTCAGCTCTCGCGCCTCACGGCTAAGCCCGTTATTGTTTGAGTTATTGTTTGAGCTTGAGTTGTATGCAAAATTCCTAGTAAGACCGGGTCCATTTTGTCCATATAATCGCGCACGATTATCGGCCATTCTTGTTATACCCTGACATTTTATTACTCTTCCTCATCTTCCGAACCCAACATTCGTTTCACCTCATCATATACAACACTCAAGAGTGCCACTTTATACGCGAGAAATCCAACAAATGTAGCCCCGTAATCAAAATCAAACGCGAAAGGTGCGCTATTCCACATGGCTTCAAATACAGCGGTCCCAATCGGCGCGAATAACTGTTTTTGAAATAGTGATTTTTCAATGTTATCGACGTGTTTCTCCAACAGGGATATGTACACGAATGAAGACAACACACCCAAAGACGCAGAAACTCCCTGTTCAGCACCTTGTGTGATGAAATACATGGTCGTAAGTGCGCTACCATATCCAAGTGTCGCACGATTTATCCTCTTTTTGAGTTTACCGTAATCTGTTTTTGGTTCAGATGTAGCTCTCACGACCGCATTATGAATAACCCACATTTATTAGGTTACCGCACGTATTCCTTAACCGACATAAAGATTGAGACCGTATTTATGATATAATGTTTTCCGAACTTCGGGTGAAGAGACTCGTTCAACATGCTATTGTTCCAACTCGCGGCTCTGCTCATGCTGTTGGATATGATTTATATAGTGTGGAAGATTGCAGTATTCCACATGGTGGTCGCCTTCTTGTCGGGACAGGGATCGCAATTGTTATGCCAATGAAGGTATATGGGCGTGTTGCCCCGAGATCTGGTCTCACCGTGAAGCATGGCATCCACGTGGGTGCGGGTGTGATTGACCCAGATTACACGGGCGAAATTAAGGTCGCTCTTTTTAATCTCGGTGATGGTCCGTTTGAGATTAAGAAGGGAGACAGAATCGCGCAACTCATCTTGGAAAGGTGTGAAACGCCGTATGTTCGGGAAATCACCGAAATGTCTGAGACGGAACGTGGTGATGGTGGTTTTGGGTCTACGGGCGCTTAATATCCCCTGTGTTCGTTAAAAAACCACATCGCTTCTTCGGTGGGCATGAACCGAATATTTTTTTGCATCGCCATCCATAATTGTGCTTGGTTTACATTTGGGTAACTCCAAAGAAGCCATCGTTCCCAGTACCCCGCACGAAAGGGATCTTCCCAATTCTCTTCCGTGCTGGTAACCGCGTAGAGCATACCCCTGTGTATTTCATAAGGATCCGTTTCTAGTCGTAGTTCTCTTGGTATTTGCGCACCTTTTTCAAGAAGATGCGCACGCATCATACCTGGATCTCTATGGTCAGTGTAGTCTGGAGACTCGGGAGACCCTATATCGAACGTCTTTTTGTTTGGGAGCTTCACCCTATATTTATGTGCCGCTAATGGACTCTGTGTGACAACGACGTGCATATACGATAGTTAATTATTGTTTTCTCGTTTTTTTAACACGACAAATTCAATATCATTTTTTCTAACTCCCTGTCTCGTTGTCGGATTTCTGAACAAGACCGTGTTTCCATGAAGCTGACTCGCAGCTGTCATGGATCTTCTCGCGAGCAATCTAAAAGATTCGGGTGAGTAATATGTCCTATTTATTCTCACAGCCTTTTGTTCGGGTTTTAAATCATTCTGTGAAACTGGATCCGCTGGCATGTTTCGGAGGTATACATTCCTCCATTGAATCGTGTTGTTTTGGTTGTTTCTATTTTTGTTAGCGTTTACGCGAGCAGTATTCTTCCGATAATTAGCCATCTGTTTAAGATTATTAGGAACCCCGTTATTCTCATTCCCTGTAAAAAGGCGTCTCAGAGCTGGAAACAATGGGGCGCCGTTGCCGACCCGCATGGGTCTAAGAGGAGAACGTACTCGAACCACACGTCGACGATCCACACGTGGTGGTGAGCCTCGTGGGTTCACGCGAAGTCGAGATTCGTTATTATTGGGTGTTTCGTAACCACTCATTTAAATTATATGTATATTTTTTTGCCTAAGTCACATGGTCTGGTCTGGATATTAAGTCAAAATGTTGAATCTCATTAAACATACTATCGGTACGAATGGCCCACTGTTGGTAGAACACAATGGACGCGTTCTATCCGAATCATGCATGATCATAACAGAAAAGCACACGAATAATATGATTAAAAGACTTGAAAGTCTTAAAATCAATCACATAGAACAGACATCAGATCGTTCGTTTTCTGTATCCTTCAAGTAATGTAATTCATATAAAAATACATCTCGTATATTTGCCATGTACTCGTATAGATCCCTCGACGGCATTATCATCAAAGTGGGTGAGAATGCAAAAGAAAACGACGCACTCACTGAATCGAGCTACCCGAACGAATGGTGGTTACACGCCGACGGGGGTGCTGGTTCGCACGTCGTCATATGTCACGATACCGATATTATTCCAAAGGAGACGAGAAGAGACGCAGCGGTGCTCGCCATACATCATAGCAAAAACTCAAAAATGAAATCGTCGCGCGTGAATCTCGTGCGAGTTGAGCAGGTGTGGAAAGATCCCCGGATAAAAAATCACGGTCAGGTATATTTGACGGGTGAGGTTACTCAGTTGACCATGTTTATGAACAAAGAAAAACCTCGCTTAGAGAGACTACGAGCAAATAGAAATAAGAATGGATAGAATTAAGAAAATAAACGACCACGTAAATCCACGTAATTTGTCACTCGATGAAATAGCGAAGCATAACATAGAAAAGGACTGTTGGGTCATAATACGAGACAAGGTATACGACCTAACTAAATTTTTACCCGATCACCCCGGTGGTAAGAAGGCTATCATGCTATTTGCTGGTAAGGATGCCACGGAAGAGTTCGATATGCTCCACCCTCCAAATGTTCTCACAAAGTACCTGTCTCCAGATGTAGTTCTCGGCCCGGTTAAAAAATAGACGCGATATTTCACAATGGGAAACATATGGAAATTGGTACGTAATCCTGATAGATCCATATGTTTGGCACACATATACGAAGAAGAACCGACAATCATAGAAATAACACCGACGCGCCGTGTATTAAATGAATTGATATGGGGTTTCATAAAAATGTTGTTCATAGCACAACTTTTGACTATTATGGCGTTTGCAGAAACAATCGTGTTTCCACCAGTTCCTGTAACGATGTTGGCTTTTTCCGGTGGTGTTTTAGCTACGGGTAATGGCGAATATACACAATTGGTCATGTTATTACATAAATTGTACTCTATGGTCGTCATGACATATTCGATTTTATTCAAAGACGTGTGTATGTTTTTCGTATCTGTTACGTATTTAGTAACCTATACCATTTACTTTGTTTCATTAAGTTGTAGTTAATTTCTACCACTCGTAGATGCGCGTTTACTATTTGTGCGTCTTAACTCATTTCTGAGGTCGTTTACACCTTTTTTTAACACGCGGTTGATCTTACGTACAAATTCTGGTCTTAGTTCAGGGAAGTTAGAAGGACATTTTAAGATATTTTCACCTTCTTTTATCCTACCATTTAATGCCTTAATCATATTTTGGGAACATATGATTCTTATATATTCCTTTCTTGTGTCAGTCAGATCTTTTTGTGTTTTCTTCAGACTAGATCTTAATTTTAGTCCAGTTTTGTAAGTGTTAGAAGATTTATTTGTAGCTTTTTCCAACAAGTTGTTTGCTTTGCGTATATCATTTTTTATTTCTTCAATGCTATGATCAATTTGTACCAATCGCGCGACGTGATTGGAAATTTCTCTATTGCTCGGGGATCTCGGAGACATATACATTATAGAAATATAAAGATTTAACTCGAGTGTAATTCATGAGTCTTCAAATTAAGAAGCTATATCCCGATGCTACCATACCAACGAGAACATCACCGGGATCGGTAGGTTATGATTTATATAGTATGGAGGAAATCGTAGTTCCTCCGATGGAACGAGCATTCGTGAGCACTGGTGTGTGCGCGTGTCTACCACCTGGCGTGTACGGTAGAATCGCACCGAGATCTGGCCTCACACTCAAACACGGTATACAAACTGGTGCTGGAGTTATTGACCCTGATTTTACTGGTGAATTGAAAGTTATCCTATTTAATCACGGGAGTGAACCGTTCGTCATTAAACAGGGGAATCGTATCGCCCAAATGATTTTAGAGCGATGTGAAACGCCGCTCATAGAGGAGGTAACTGAATTAAAATCAACGCAACGCGGGGAACGTGGGTTTGGTTCTTCTGGGAATTAATTCGAGAATGCAATCCCGGCCATGCCATCCTTTATGCGTAATATGTTGTAGTTAACCGCATATACTCGGTACAAACCACCAGTGGTACTGGACGTTGGAGCTTGAATGGTCAATTTCGCGTTGTCTATGCGGGAGAAGTTCAGGCTGCCACTTGGTTGCGAGCGGTTCATGGTAAGGCAGAAAGGCCACGAGAACAATGGAAGTGCATCGAGCGAAGATGGTGCGAGGTTCGTCGTGTGCATTTCATGGACGACGTTGTGGTGGAAGGTATTGGACATGTTTTCGAAGAGCGCCAAACCATTGATGTAAAGGGACGCCTTGTCGAAGCTGTAATCACTCACCCAACCGGTACCGGACACATTGGACGTGGTCAAGTGGAGGGATTGCACTGGGTGATTGAAATACGTAAGATCAATCGATGTATCAGTCTTGGTGACTGGCTGGAATTGCGTTTGGGTAATGAGAAGTTCGTGATCTTGAGACGTGAAATGTTCGCGCTCGGCAGTGTCCAAATAGGCGTACATACCATAAACTTTGGGTGCCGCACTCAAGTTACCCAAACCCGAGCGGCACTTGATTCGCAATTCAACATCATGATATTGGAGTCCAACGAGGGGGAGGGACTTGGTCCAATCTTCACTGAAGAAGAATGGGATTATGTAATGATCCCCGGCGGACCCACCGACACCCTTCGCGTTATCGGCTACCTCGGCGGTAGTGACCGCGCACGAAGCTTTCGATTGTCCCTCTCTGAGGATAACGTTGTGGACACCCTGCACATACAAGGAATCCATGCGGCAAACTTCTTGACCTCCAATGTGTAGGCTGAATTCAGTCACCGACGTATCATCCGTCGAGTGAAAAGCATCCGTGTTTACACCGACGTTGGAAATATTTGGGTGTTCGATCCACACGTAACTCAAAAGGTCACCCTTGGATCGGATTGGTACCACTACTTCACCCCCGCCGTTGAAAGTGCCGATGTAGTCCATACGTTCGGGTTTGATAGCAAAGTTTGTGTAACGTTTGTAGTTCTGGCGCCAAAAACTCACTTGTGGTTCGCCGGTTATATAGGCATCCTGAGCCCCGACTGAAACGAGATCGACAAGTGCAGCTGACATAATTATTATTAAATGATATTAAAATTTTAGGTACATAACGAAGTATGGTTGTCTTTCAAGCACTCACCTGGGAGACGAAAGACACAGATGATGAGCACTTGATCAGCATCTTTGGAAAAACACATGAGGGTAAATCCGTGTGTGTCACAACTGCGTTCACACCTTATTTTTTTGTGAAGCTTCCAAGGAATGTCACTCAACAGAGGGTACAAATCATATACAACAAGATTGAGAAGGCGTGTCCTGGCTGTCTTTCCAGTTACAACACGATTCACCGTAAGGATGTCTGGGGGTTTCAGAATAATGAGCAATTTCCATACCTCCAGTTGTTCTTCAAGAATCTTGCTGCGAGACGAATGGTTGCTGGTAGATTAAGACGACCTTTGCCAGATGAATCGATTAAACTCAAGATGTATGAATCTAACTTGGATCCAGTTTTGCGACTTATGCACAGAACCGGTATTCAGTCAACTGGATGGTTGGACAGTGGTGATGAGTGTTACTCCGCTCACAATGCGCATGTTGACATCGATCTGGAATGTAAGAATTGGAGGAAACTCACACCGGTCGAAAATCCAGAAACAGCTCCATTTGTGGTTGCGTCTGTGGATATAGAGTGTAACAGTTCAACTGGTAAATTTCCGGATGCTGATATCGAAGGTGATGCATGTTTTCAAATTGCAATTTCCCTGTGTAAATTTGGGAGTGACCAACCGTATGATAAAACGTGTTTGTGTTACAAAAACACAGATCCAAATCTTGAAGGTTCAAACGTAATTTCATACGCTACTGAACGGGAAATGCTCGAAGCATTCCGTGACTACTTACACGAAAAGGATGTTGATATCATTACTGGCTGGAACATTTTTGGTTTTGATCTTGAGTACCTCATGAAACGTGCAATCGTCACTAAATGTAATTTGAAATTTTTTCAATTGAGTAAGTTACGTGGATACAATTGCGAACTTAAACTCAAGAAACTGTCTTCGAGCGCCTTGGGTGATAATGATCTGAAACTGGTGAGTATGCCCGGTCGTTTTATTTTTGATTTGTTTCATGAAGTCAAAAAGGGCTATAAACTTGACTCTTATAAATTGGACAATGTATCTAAGTTGTATCTCGGCGACAACAAAATTGATATGCCCGCAAAGGAGATGTTTGCCCGGTACAAGGAAGGTGATCCCGTGAAATTGCGGGAAGTTGCTGAATATTGTATTAAGGATACCCTTCTTCCACATCGCCTCCTGTCTAAAATGTGTATCCTGATTAATCTTCTAGAGATGGCTAAAGCGACATGGGTACCCCTATGTTTTCTTGTAGAAAGAGGACAGCAAATCAAGGTGTTTAGTCAACTCACAAAGAAGGCTCGAGAAATGGGATTTATGGTACCCACGATTCAGTATGGTCAACTCGCCGAACAAGGGTATGAAGGTGCGACGGTTCTTGACGCACAAAAAGGTGCATACTATAAACCAATTACTGCTCTAGATTTCGAGGGTCTGTATCCGTCGATCATGATGGCTCATAATTTATGTTATAGCACTCTCGTAATGGACCCAAAATACGGAAATATCCCTGGTATCACTTACGAAACGTTTGGCCCGTATAAATTTGCACAAGGTGTACCATCTCTTTTACCCAGTATTTTACTTGAATTAAAGCAATTCAGAAAACAAGCTAAGAAAGATATGGCATCTGCGACGGGTACTTTAAAATCCATGTATAATGGTAAACAATTGGCATATAAAATAACCATGAATTCAGTCTACGGTTTCACTGGAGCGGGGAGAGGTATCCTTCCGTGTGTCCCTATAGCATCTTCAGTTACCATGAAAGGAAGAAATATGATTGACCAA